TGCTGAAAATTCAACAGGAGATGCACAAGCTTATAAAGCGTTTGATGATTGGGTAGCACAAAATAAACAATACAATCTCAGCGGTAACAAAGGTACTAATTCAAGAGGTCCTGTAATTTATAGTTTTTATAAAGATAACTGCAATAAGATAGGTGAGTCGACATTAAGCAAAACACCTTTTGATAGAAAAATCAATAAAATGGGACCTGTTCGCAATACACGAACTGATGAAAATTACGACATTTTTCAAAATAGATTTAATTTATTAGATCATGATTCTTTCAGTATTAAGTGCGAAACAGGTAATAGAATTATTGATATATTAGAAGAACTAATTTTAGCCAGTGAATACGGTCGAAACGAAGGAGTCAACGGCAAACCTGATGAAAATAACAAAGTTAATTGGTATAAAATACAGTGCTTTGTGTTAGCAGAAAGCAGTGCTAAAGAACCTGAAAGCGGGCGTACTGCTAAAACATATATCTATAGGGTTATTGAACACAAAGCAGCATTAAACAGATTTGCAGCGCCCGGAAGTATAGGCAAAGGGGGAGGATCTCCTGCTAGGATTTATAATTATATTTACACTGGCTTAAATAATGATGTTCTTAAATTAGATTTAGATTTTAACTATTCATTCTTTGCGCCGATTACGTCAGATATGGGACACAACGAAGCAACAGCCGCATTAGGTACACCAGGATTGCAACACCCTAAAGGTGCAGATGTATTAATGAAATCAGTAATAGGCTCGCCACCTAGCTCTCCAGACGAAATAACGCAAACTCAAAGTCTTCCGCAAAGATCTAAAATGACTATAGGTACACCTAAACATACAGAATCTATAGCTAACAGAGACTGGCACAACATATTAATGAATTCAGATATTGATTTGCTAAACATAGAAATGGATATACACGGCGATCCAGTTTATTTGCAGTCAAACGGATGCGGCAATTATATTGCTGGCAGCGACGGAAATTTAACAAAAGACGGAGATCTTGAATATATAAACAGCGAAGCGGATATTCAAATAAACTTTGAAACACCTTATGATTTAGGTGTTCCGTGGACAACACCCGGACAGTACAGATTTACAGGATTCTATCAGGTAGTAAAAGTGCAGAGTACATTTACAAAATCAGAAGGATTTAAACAAACACTTAGCTGTATTCGTTACAGACAGCAAGGCGAAGGCACCAGTACTCCAATGTATGAACCAGGCGGCGAATTAATATCAGATGTAAAAGAATACAGGGAATAACAGTAAATGAGACCAGAATTAAATCAAGGAACATCAGGTGTAACCCGCAATACACGTACTTCTATGGCCGGCGGCGCTGGAACAAGTACGGGTATATATATTGGTCGAGTTGCAAATAATATCGATCCGCAGAGAATGGGTTATTGCGAAGTAGAAATTTTACCTAACAGTAAGCAAGGTACAACAGCAGGCGACGACACTCAAACTATTATTGCAAGATATACTTCACCTTTTGCAGGCCAAACTAATTATACCGCTAGCGGAAAGCAAAGTACCTATGCAGAATCACAAACATCATATGGATTTTGGGCAGTACCGCCTGACGTAGGTGTATTGTGCGTGGTTGTAGTTGCTGAAGGCGGTGACGGCGAAGGATTCATAGTTGGCTACATGCATGACGAATATATGAATCAAAATTTGTTTAACAACCTTGAGTCTAATTTTAACAAAAAAGACGTAGGACCATCACGAGCATTTTCGGGTCCTGATGATGCTGCTGCTATTGCTGAGTGGGATGCTGCTGTTGATCGTAAAAAGCGAGGTAAAAATAATGAGATAAAAACTCTTTGGGGAATGCAAACTAGAGAAGATAGAGAAATTTTTGCAGGTACAATGGACCATTTTGAGTTTTCATCGGCAATAACAAGCGGCGCTAGAAGAGACACTCCGTCTAATGTGTACGGGTGGAGTTCACCAGGCCCGCCAGCTGTAATGGATAATGCTCCTAGATCTAACAAGGTTTTTAACCAAAAAGTAGGGGAAGATGTAAATCCTGTACCTAAAATGCGTATGGGCGGAACTAACATTGTTATGGACGATGGGATGTTAGGATTTACTAGCTCAAGGTATCCGTGGGATGGACATAGGGATTATAAAGGCACAAAGCCTGATATTACAGATTATAATTCAAAAGCAGAGAGTCAATGGGACGGAGATCACTCTAACTTAAAAGACACTTATCTACATGAACAATTTCGTATTACAACACGAACGGGTCACAGAATTATCATGCACAATTCAGAAGACTTTATTCATATAATGCACGGCAGTGGTATGTCTTGGATTCACATGTCACCTAATGGAAAAATAGATGTGTTTGCAAAAGATGGAATACACATGGCAAGCCAAAGCCAAGAAGGTTCTCCTGAGGAAGACGGTCAAGCGCAAATTAATTTACATGCATGTCAAGTAAATGTAGAAGCACAAGATATTAACTTTTCTGCGCATCGTAAGCTTTATATGGAACAAAGAAAAGATTTAGGTTTTGGTTCTGACGGTAAGCACAGAGGAGCAGGTCAACGCCAATTTGCTCTCGAAGTTAAAGATGGTAGAATGGAAATTCTAACAACTAACGGTTTTGGAATTTCAACATTTAAAGGATCAAGTTTAGTTAGGGCAGATAATTTATATCAAGGAAATCTACAGTTTCATATGGAAAATAGAAAAGATAATTTTATTATAAAATGTTTTCCGTTCCAACCAACTAACTTAGGAGAAACTGAACCAGATTTAGAAGGAAAAACCTCAACTATAGATGCATATTGTCATCCTGAAGGACCTGATTTTGATGATGTAGGCGGCCACAACAGATCTAAATCTTATTATGACCTGGCTGGCGAAAACGAAATTACAACAGACGAAAACGGTAGAATAGTAGAAAAACTTAAGAAATGGAGCACAGATGAATTTAGAGGCCCGTATCTTGAATTAATAGGAACTAAGTTACAAAAGGAGCTAGGCACAGGCGCAAAGGAGTGCACTGACGAAGCTCCAGGCGGCCCACAAGATGGACCAGGCTCTGACGAAGTCGGAGCAGTTATTAATAGAGCGCGATTAGGTACAACAGGACCGCACGAATTCTATCAAACATGGCCGTTAGTTTCGCACACACCTAACAAAAAGGGTGAAGGCGAACAAGGTGGTCGTGGTAGTTGGAATACAAAACCAGTTAAAAAATATGAAAAATCAGAAAATTGGCCCGAAGGATATTACAAAGATCCTACATTTACTGTAATAAAAACAAATTTAGGAAGAATGCCTGCAGGGCATCCGTGGCGACATGAAGAGTCAATGAATAATCATTTGTTCCATCCTCCGTTGACTACATGGGGAAAACAACAAGATCACGATTTATGGTATTCGGGATTAGAAGTTACAACTAGTAACTTCAGTATTCCACCTGAAGGCTATCAGTCAGCAGATCATATAGACTGTAGAGAATATATTATTAAAGATAGGAAAATTATATAATGTCTCGTATAGAAAAAAAGATATACAAAGAAGTTATTATACCTACTTCAAAGAAGCAAAGTTATGGTTTGCCTGCCCAAAGTTATAAGGGTTTTTCAACTACAAGTCCTTCTAAAAGATCAACTAAAGTTTTTGATTTAGAATGCATTAGACAAGATATTATTAATCACTTTCATATAAGGCAGGGCGAAAAGTTGTCAGATCCTGAGTTTGGTACAATTATATGGGATGTGTTGTTTGACCCACTAACAGATAGATTAAAAGAAGCTATTGCGGAAGATGTTACAGAAATTATAAACTATGATCCTAGAGTAAATGCTGACAAAATAATTGTAGATTCTTACGAACATGGCATTCAAATTACCTGTAACATTACCTATGTTCCTTACGATGTATCAGAATATTTGCAGCTTAGATTTGATAATAGAGCTGGTTATTTAATACCTACAACAAACGATTATTCAGAACAAAGATCATATTAAAAGTTTAGTACGCATTTTATATTAGCATAAATACCTTATATATTTGAAGGTTTTTATACATGTCTAATACTGATCGGCAAAATAGGCTATTAGTAGCCGAAGATTGGAAGCGCATCTACCAAAGCTTTAGAAATGCTGAATTTCTTTCCTATGATTTTGATAATTTAAGAAGAACAATGATTACGTACTTGCGACGTAATTATCCTGAAGATTTTAATGATTATATTGAGTCTAGTGAATATATTGCTTTAATTGATTTAATAGCATTCTTAGGACAGAATTTCTCGTTTAGAACAGATTTAAACGCTCGAGAAAACTTTCTTGAAACAGCAGAAAGACGTGAAAGCGTGCTACGGTTGGCTAGGCTTCTTAGTTATCAACCTAAACGTGTAATACCTGTAAACGGGCTATTAAAAATTATTTCAGTAACAACTTCTGAAGACGTTAGAGATGAAAATAATTTAAATATATCCGGAACAAATATTAGATTTAATGATTCCCAAGATGTCGGCTGGAAAAGTAAATTTACAAGAATATTAAATGCAGCACTTCCGTATGAAGCTGGTATAGGTAATCCATTACAAGAAGAAACAATTAATGGTATCTTAACCCAACAATATAGATTTAATAGTGCAAATGTAGGTTTACCTATTTTTCCTTTTACCCGTCCGATAAATGGCATAAACAGACCCTTCGAAATTGTAAGTACTGGAATAGAAAATGGTTCTATAGTAGAAGAAGCTCCGTTTAACGGAAACAAATTGGCAATTCTATATCGATCAGATGGTAGAGGAAATCAAAGTGAAAATACAGGTTACTTTATGCACTTTAGGCAAGGAACACTCATAAATGGAGATTTTACACTTAATGAAGGTAACAGTAATCAAGTAGTAGCTATTAACGATACAAATGTTAATGAATCAGACGTTTGGCTGTACTCGTTAGATGCACAAAACAATGAAGACGAAGAATGGACAAAAGTTGTTTCTACTGAAGGAAATAATGTAATATATAATAACTTAAATAAAAATGATAAAAATGTTTTCAGTGTGTTGACTAGATTAGAAGACAGAATTAGCTTGGTTTTCGGAGACGGAACTTTTGGTAATATTCCATTAGGAAAATTTAGAGCGTATTTTAGAGTATCTAGTCCAGATGTAGGCTCTTTAGATCCAGAAGAACTTTCGGCTATTAGTTTAAATATTCCGTACATAAGTAAGTTTGGTAAAGAAGAGACACTTAACATTCAATGCCAATTGCCTAATACTATAAACAATGGTTCTAGTTCTGAGTCTAATGAAAGTATAAAAACTAACGCTCCGGCAAATTACTATACACAAAATAGAATGATTACAGCTGAAGATTATCAGTTAGCACCTATTACAAGGAACCCGGACATTGTAAAAGTTAAAAGTGTAAACAGAATAAGTAGTGGTATTAGTAGATATTTTGATCTATTAGACAGTACAGGAAAATACAGTAAAACAAATTTATACGGTAATGATGGTATTCTAACAAAAGAATTACTTCAATTTAAAGAAAAATTCTCCTGGCAAACAAGAACTGATATTGCCGGTGCGATAATAAATGTTGTGCAGCCTGTGCTAGCAAATAAAAATTTACAAAACTTTTACTACAGCGAATATACAAAAATAAAAGTAAATGACTTTAACAATTTTTGGACAAGTGTATCTAGTAGTACGAATCAAAATACAGGTTATTTTAATGACCTTGGCGGCCAATTACAATTGCTAGGAGATTTTACTAC